GCAGACCTTGCAAGCCAAAAACCCGATGGCGGTGGCAGTGGGCACTGACCTCTACAACGGGGCAATCACTGGCGAGGTGGCAGTGCCTATGACCAACAGATCAGATGGGACAGGCACAGGTCCGACGGTGATGCAACAAATGGCCGTGCGCCGCCTCACTACTGTTGAGTGCGAGCGCTTGCAAGGTTTCCCAGACAACTACACAGACATCCAACCCAAAGGCAAGGCCACGCCTGATGGCCCCAGGTACAAGGCACTGGGTAACTCAATGGCAGTGCCCGTGATGGCATGGATCGGCAAAAGAATACAAGAAGTGGAGCAGATGCAATGCAAGCCGAACAAATAGCAAAGGCGCTTGGCAACGCGAAGAGAGTTGGCAAAGGATGGTTGGCAAGTTGCCCACTGCCAACGCATGGACAAGGGCATGGGGACAAGAACCCGAGTCTGTCGATCAGTGACGGCGAAGACGGCAAACCGCTGTTCAAGTGCCACTCTGGGTGCGATCAGCATCAGTTGTTCCACGCCATCAGGGACTATGGTCTGCTGCCAGAGATCGAGAAACGCGATCCATTGGCATCGATCAAGCCACTTCCAGCACTCACGCCGCAAGTACTCGAGCACGAATGGGTCTATGTGGACGAGGACGGTGAACCCCTGTTTGTGAAGCAGAGATTCAAGACTGGCACGGCCAAGGGCAAAGACTACAGGCAGGCCAGGATCAACAAGGACGGGTCAAGGTCTTACTCGCTGGGAGATTGCAGGATCGTCCCATACAGGTTCCCCGAGCTGCTGAACGCAAAGACTGCTGGACGCGCCATCTACCTGGTGGAAGGGGAAAAGGCAGCCGATGCCCTGGTGGAGATCGGCGCCATCGCCACCAGTGCTCACGCTGGATCTGGCAGTTGGCCGCAAGAAATAACCCAGTACTTTGCCGGGGCCACTGTGGTCATGCTGCCTGATAACGACATTGCGGGTTGGAAGTACGCAAAGCTGGTGGCAGCGGCGCTGACACCTGTCGTGAAGTCACTCAGGATCGTGGACCTGCCGGTAATTTATCCAACAGATGATGCATGGGAGTGGGTCCATGTTTACGGTGGAACCCGGCAGCAGCTCGCGGAACTCGCCAAGCAAGCCCAACCCATCACGTCAGTGGATGATGTAACGATGCCGGAAGGATTGGTGGCGCCAACAGAAGTGGTTGTACCTGCAACACCAAACGCAACAAACGAAACCGCCCCAGGCAACGTCCACCAAGAAACCGACAAGACGTACAAGCCATTCAAGATTGAAAGCTGGCAGTCAGTCAAGGATGAACCCGTCAATTGGTTGATCCAAGACGTGATCCCTGAGAAGTCTTTTGTGGCGCTGTATGGGCCGCCAGCCTCATTCAAGTCATTCATCGCCATGGACATTGCCGAGTGCATCGCCAGTGGCAGGCCGTGGCTTGGCAAAGAGATCAATGGCACAGGGCCGGTTCTGTACATCGCAGGTGAAGGCCATGGCGGTATCGGGGCCAGGATCGCCGCGATCAAGCAGCACCACAACACGCCAGATTCAGCGCAGGTCTATGTCGTGCGCTCGCAAATCAATCTCAGATCCAGCGTGGAAGACTTCACGGCACTCATTGTCGCCATCGATGAGCTGGTGCAGGAGCTGGGCGTTGACCTGCGCATGATCGTGATTGATACCCTGGCAAGAGCGTTTGGCGGTGGAAATGAGAACTCAAGTGATGACATGGGCGCCTTCATCCAGGCCACAGGAAAGATCCAGAACAGGTACAAGTGCAGCCTCATGTTGCTCCACCATGCTGGCAAGGACACGACAAAAGGGCTGCGCGGTCACTCCAGTCTGCTGGGCGCGGTAGACACCCAGATGGAGATCATGCGGTTTCCAGAAACCACAAAGGGCTTGATCCTCATGTCCAAACAGAAGGACGGCGAGGACGGCCAAAGGTACGGGTTTGAGGCCATCACGGTGGACATTGACAGGTCTGAGCTGGGCCTGGAGAACGGCAGCAGTCTGGTCATCGAGGCGTCAGATGTTGGCGACACGAAGGACAGTGACGCAGAAAATAAGCCCAAAAGGGACAAAGCAATTGGGGCAAAACAGAAGATTGCTGAGAAGTCACTGATTGTTGCAATTAAAACCTTTGGATCCATTATGGACACGCCAGAGGGACGCAAAAACACCATCACTTTGGACCAGTGGAAGGCCGAATTCACGGCCATGATTGGGTCAGATGTATCGTCAAAAGACCTGGCAACGAACTGGGGAAGGGCCAAGGATCACATCTTAAAGAGTGGCTTTGGGACCATCAGGAACGACAAGGTATGGGCCAACCGCAAGGACGTGACCACTGGATTTGAGGCAGAGGCGCTGCTCAAGGCAGGGAAAATGGCCGCATTGGTTGATGAGTGAGTCATGTAATGGTTAACAATGTTATCCACCACAAACACCACAAACACCACAAATGTGGTGCAGTTGTGGTGCCACACATACTACAAACACCACAAACACCCCTATAAGGGGTTGTTTGTGGTGTGGTGTGTGGTGTAGTGTTAATTGGCAAAGTATTTATTGAATTGATGATTAATGGATTGAAGGGAAAAAGATGAACGCAAAGCAGGGTCAAGTGGGTCAGGTCAAAAGTCGCATACCCAGTCGCGGTGTTAAGCCAGATTTCCCGGCAACAGATTTTGAGATCAGGCAGGCATCATGGCTGGCTGAGATTGATCGCATTAAGGTAGATCAGGATCGGAAATGGGGGACTGATAGATTGTGTACTTTAGTTGATCCAGCGTTTCGGGAGAAATTCTGGCAGCAACAGCAGCGGGTCTGGTCTGCTTGTCAGGCCAGGGACAGCGAGAAGCTCGAGAAGTCAGCAGCCGGGATGGTCAGGGCTTACCAGGCGCTCGAGGCTTGGGCAGTGGGTGTCGGTGTGTCACAGCGGCCAACGGTTGGCGCGGTGGAGCATGTCGGGAAAGATGGGAAGCTGATGGTGGTGGTCGCCACCAAGCAAGATGCAGCCTGGTATCGGGAGAATCGGCCAGACGTTACCGGGCAGCACGTTTGGTCCATGGAGGAGATCGAGCTGCTGATTGAGGCCGAGATCAACCAGGCAGTGGTCGAGGCAAAGATCAGGTACGCTAAGTACGACCCGGTGGTGGTCAAGGTGGAGAAGCTGGGAGGTGCAACGGGCTTTGATGATTTTGTCAACGACCTGGACATTTCAGCGCCATCCAAGGCACCTAAAATGTTCGATAGCAAAACAGCGGAGAAATTTAAGCATGGACACAATCAATCGATTTAAGGCACTTTGTGCCAAATGCTGGGGTTGGGTACTTGAGCGCGTTAAAACCTCTGGAAAGGGCTAAAAACATGCCTGGAAGACCGAAATTTAGACGTGACATGGCTTTGCTGGAGGAACTGCCAGAAGAGATGATCTTTGCAATGGTCGAGGCTGGCAAACCAATGTCGGCGATTTGCATCGAGCTGGGCATTGGGCGCAAGGCGTTAGAGACGTGGATCGAAGATCAGGATCGTCCTGATATGATCGCCCGTGCGCGCGCAAAAGCAGCCGATGAGCTTGCGTGCGAGACGCTGGCGATAGCGGACAGCGCCGACCCGGAGCACGCCGCGCACGCTCGCGTCCGCATCCAGACGCGCCAGTGGCTGGCTGAGAAGTGGAAACCGAGCGTTTACGGCGCCAAACAGGCGCAGATCCAGGTCAATATCCACTCGATGCGCATGGACGCGCTGCGCCACGCAGAGGTCATCGAGGCCGAGTTATCCACAGGCGAGGGCAAATAAGTGACTACTTATCCACAGATCAGCAGTGACTGCCTGTGGATAACTGCCATTTCTGTTCATAAGCACTGGTGCAGGCGTGGAATAACTTAACATAATAGACGATGTAGCGATTAGACATTTGACAATGATCAACACAATCCAGCATCCATGCGGCATCGAGCGCAAGCAGTCACTAACCAGCAATTCACAGGCGCGTCCGAGTTGCGCACAGGCTGCTGGCCGCGCTGGCGCCGGTCCTGGCCTGCTGGCCGCGCCGACCCCCCCCCTTGCGCTCGCGGCTGGGGGCAGGCTGATGCAGCACCTTAACAAACACCGACCATGACCCACCCCCCTACCCCGGCCCCCATCGC